TGTCGTCATTCACATTGTTTGGAACAATAGTGACCAATCGTAAATCCTGTCCAGATATTGATACATCTGTTCTAAGTCCAACAGGATTATTCTCAAAGTAAACACCTGGTCTAACATATATTGTATCACCATCTAATGCAACTGCAGCAGCACCACCTATTGTTGCTTTTGCATCACCCTCCAATAATCCTGAATTATTATCATTTCCATCTTTAGTAACATATAAAATGTTTGTAGTTTCAACACCTGGTGGTCTCCACGAAACACCAGTTCCTACAGAAGATAATCTATAATCAGTCTTTCCAGCAGCAACACTTCCATTAACATCTATAAGCGTTGAATTCAACTCCACTGAATTATCAAACACCGCAGCACCATCAACTTCAAGTTCATTCTTCAGAGTTGTTTTTTCAAAAACATCAAGCGTGTTGTATACAGTTGATGCACCGCCTACTGTTAAAATACCAGCGATACTCACCTCTCCAACAGTTAATAAATTATCAAACGGATTAAATAACAACCCACCACTTGCATCAATCTTTAATTTGTGAAAAGTCTCCTCATTATCAGAATCAATGAATGTAATAGGATGAGATGAATTTTCATCAGTTGAATCAACATCTATAAAGTTTGTATTAGTGGATAAACCTGCTGTTTTTGCAAACCCTGATTGAGCTGCAAATGTAGATATACCAGCGAGATCAGAGAATGTAGCAAAACCTGCTCTGTGTGAATTTGTTGAGAATCCAGATATAGTCGCTACTCCAGCGATATTAGCGAAAGTCGCAATACCAGCAAAATCTGAGAAGGTTGCAAACCCAGCCCTATTTGCCTCAACCGCTGATAATGAGGTGCTTATTGTGCCTGTTGTAAATCCTGTAATTATTACATCATTACCAATAAAAGTCGGTCCGCTAATGTTTACAGTGCCATCAACAATTAAATCATCTAAGGAAGATAATCCATCAACATCTATATTTTGATCAAAAGTTGCATTATTCTGAACTTCAAGTGTATTTCTAAAAATTGCAATTCCATCAACATCAAGTTGACTGTTTAAGTACGCAATACCATCAACATCAAGATCATTTCTAATTCTTGCTGCACCATCAACATCAAGAGGTTTTGTTGGATTAACGATATTAATACCAACATTAGATGTTGTATGAATACCAGAATTATTCTCAATCCAACGTGATCTGATATCAATATCTAATATTCTACTTCCAGCATCAGTACCAAATACTATATCTCCACCACTCCTAGTTCCAATCAAATTGATTGTAGTAAATGAGGTTACACCTATGTTTACCCCTTCATTTTGTGCAAAGAATCCATCTACTGTTGATCCTGGTGGTGCAGACACCCAACGTATACCACCAGCATCTTTACTTAAATAGTTTCCAATATTACCTGAAGTATTATCTGAGTCAAATATTTGTTCATCAATATGAATAGATCCACCGATATCTAATTTCTGATCTGGAAGTGTGCTACCGATACCAACTCTACCTGCCCTAACCCCAGTTGCTGGTGCAGTTAAAAATTCATTTGTACCATCACTAATTCTAAAATATTCTGATACTGTTAGAATACCGACTTGAAGATTATCGAGTTCTGGTAGATTGATTTCGGTGAAGGTCGATATACCCGATGAAAATAAATTTCTAATATTTAAATCAGTTGCATCTATCTGACCAGTGATTACTATGTCTTTGAAAGTTGCAATTCCAGTTACATTGAGGTTATCAAGATTTAAACTATCTGTCCCCTCAAAATCATAATATAAATTACCATAAACATATAGATCCTCAAAGACACGAACATCCTTATTAAACCAAGACTCTTGACCTGTTACTGATGGATTATTACTAGGATTGGGATCTGTTGCTGACATTTTATAACCCCGTTGGTACTAATCCTTTTCCGAAGTTAGCGAATGCACCTGAATTCGCTTTCAAAGCATCACCTAAACCAGTAACTGCATCTGAACTTGCAAATTGCTCTGCCTGTTTAGCAAAATCACCACCAATATTTTTTAGTTGATCTTCCATACCAGGTAATTGATCTTGTATTCCAGATAATGCAGTGTTTGCTTGATCTGCTAGGTCAGATATTGGTAGATCACCAAGACCTGCTGCAAAATCAGCTGCCTGATCAACAAATCCACCTAAAACATCTGCCCCTATAAATGATCCAAACGTCGCTTGTGCTAGGAAACTTCTTGGAACAAGATTACCTCTTTTACCTCTACTATGAATATAAGGTGCATCTAAACTAATTTCATCATCACCTTTTATACGCACAACCCTTGAATCTAATTCTATGGCTGCCTCTGCTGTTACTCTAACATTTGATCCATGTATTCTAACATCTCCATTCTTATTAACCTTGATGTCTATCGCACCATTACGACTATGAATTAAAATATCTTCTCCACCATCATCATTTTCTTCACCTGCAATTATTTCAAGAGCAGCATCAGCATTCAATGATACTAAACCACTCTCTTTCATACCTAAAGAAAATTTCTTTCCTCTTTTTGTTGTGCTGAAGAGAGTGAACGCATTAAGACCACCCAATCCCATTTTAGGACTACCTGCTTCTAGATATAAACTTGGTCCAAACCATTTAGCAAATCTCTGATACCAATTCTGTTTACGTTCTGCCATAGATATTTTTTAATTATTTATCTTATGTTATACAATCAATAACTTGTTTTACCTCTCCTTCATCATCTGGTCTTATATCAATTTCAGGATTTATAATTGCACCAAACCCTGTTGACGAGTTGATATCCAATTCTGGTAGTTCATCAACAGCAATAGATGTAAGTGGTTTAACCTTTGTAATTGCACCATTTTGAATGGTGATATCATATTCATTACCAAAATTATCTGTTACAGAATCACCATCCTGATAATTTCTACCAGGATTTATTATATTAACATTGACTATCACAACTTCTGATTGATCTGAAACAGGATAATTTTCACCTATTGATACCATGTAAATCTTAACAATTTTACCATCCTTAATTATTGAACGTGCTACAGCACCGTAACCTTGACTACAATTGTCAACTACCTCCACAAATGGAGGGAATGTATAATTACCACCAGGATTTGTAAGTTTGATGTCTATGATACTTCCTGTTCGATATCTTGTATCACCAACTATACTACCAAAAATAGGTATCGCCTCACCACCAGATCCACCACCACCAAATATTCTTATCTTAGGTGGTTCACATAATGTAGGTAGTCCAGAGTAACAATCACTGATAGCACTCTTAAAACCAGGAACTTTCATATCTGAATTAAATATATCTAATGCTCCTGCAATGTCTTGTATTCCATCTAAAGGAAATCCAGTTAATCTAGCAGCTTTAGCAACAGCATCTGCAGCATTTGCATTCTTCATTATATTTTTTAAGTCAGCATCATTTGATGATACAGGACCATATCCTAACTTATATCTACATGGTCCTAAATCTGCTCTTGGAGTTGGTTCATTACATCCCTGCAATCCTAAATCTTTTGCTATGGTGTTTTCAGTTTGTCTAAGTATGTTTTCAATATTAAAACCTCCATCATCACCAAAATATCCTAATATTTTATCTAAACCACCAAGAGCACCACTCATACCTTCACCCACCTTACCTATGATACCATTTGTAATTGCACCAACCACTTGATCACTTACACAATCAGTTACGTTAAAAACATTATCAACCATGGAATTTAAAATATCTTCTACCATACCACACATATCTGCTTTGATATTATTTGCTAGGCAACCAATTAACTTTTCAGCAGAGTTAAGTGGATTTACCATAGATGTCTGTGCTGCAACACCTGCAACATGACCAATCTTTGGATTCTGTGTTGCTGCTGTTACTTTTGACTCTACATCAGAATATAAATTTTTTAATCCTGTTTGTGCTAATGGTGTAATCTCATCATAAGCACCATCAATCATTCCACTCGATACCTGATTTGATTTTCGACAGATACTTTCAGTAAACTTGCCGATTTCATCTTTTACTTTATCACGATAAAATTCAATGTCCTCATCTATATTTGCCTTGAATCCTTGAATCCTATCTACTAAGTCATTTACATCATCCTTAATACCAGCGACAGGACCTTTATTACAAAGATTTACCTCCTTTCCTGTAGTGCTAGTGAGTGTTTGTTTACCTGTTTCTACTGCTGTCTTTTTATCTATATCATCATTAGTTTGTGCAGAACTACTTGTGTTATCATTAGAACTACTCGTATTGATCGCATAATTTTCCTTTTTCATCGCACCACTATATCCACCAAATACACCAAATGGTGACGCAGGTGCACCACTTTCTCCCCACTTCTCTTTTAACTCATCCCACTGTGGTGTATTTGCAAAAGAACCCATGATCATAGGCACTTGTGCGTTGTATCCATCTAAGAAAAATCCTACAACCACATCTCCTTGTGCAAGACGAACAGTCTCTGCAGTATTTTGAGATCCACTATTACCTGGTGCTGTTAATACCTGTGCCCAAGGTAGATCTTTGTCTGGCAGTTCTGCATTAGAATATGGATGATATCCCATGATACGAACTTTATATCGCATACCCCATGCCTTTTCATTGTTACCAAAATTTTCAATCCAGTTCTCTTCTGGTGCTATCTGTCCAATCCACCAGACAAATCCATCTTTACCAATAAAATTAGTTCTAAAATCAGAGGCTTCCATTATTGACTTATCTCCCCAAACGTATCTCTAATTAAGGTCATAGAAGTAAGTGATTGATTAGGATCAAAATGATGACATAATTCTTTTATCATGTAACTACCACTCTGCTGTCTATCTCTCTCCTTTGACTCCATATTTGACTGTAAGAACTCAACGAATATTATGTTTCCAACAGATAAATTAGTATTTAAAGGAACAACCATATTTAAAACTTGAGTGAATAATAACTGATATCTCATGTATGCTTGTCTCTGCCATAATTTTGGATCAGAGTTTTTATCTGTAACAGGTTCAAAATCTAATACACCTCGATCAGTGACCATTGTTATCATTCTACTTGGTAAAGTACCTAAGTTTTGAGTGGTATCATCATTCAGTAATTTTGGAACTTCTGGTGTCTCACCCAAATTTACTGATTCACTAGTTACATCGTCTAATGTAAATTTACCTTGCTCTTGAGTGGTGAATGTTCCTAGTAAAGGATCAAACTCCATGATGTGACTTGAAAACTGTCCGAGTGCTAATTTAGCAAGTAAATCATTGTTCTGAACTACATTATACTGCAATATAGTAAAATCCGCAACATCAGATAATAATGATGATGGTTTATAGTTAGTTTCTCTATAAGTTATTTTTTCAGATTTATTTCCATCTTCTATTAAACTGTCTATTGATTTAAATTTGAATCCATCTTTCGTTTGATAGAAAAAATATCCTGGTAAACCTTTCTTTGGTTTTGATTTAGATGCTAACCAAACTAACACATGAAAAGGTTTTTTAAGATTCCCTATAAAACCATACTTATTAACCGTCTCATCAATATCTTCATCTTTAATTGTTGATGCTAGTCTGTCTTCAATTATTGTTTTTACATGATCACTTATCTTACTTTCTTTAGGATATCTTTTCACCACCCTAGATGTCTCATTGGTTATCGCCTCTCTAGAGACTAAATCTAATGTAAAAATTTCTTTTGAACCATCAGAGAATTGTTTTGATACGTTAGATACATAAAAATATTTTTCAGGTGTATCAAATTCTAACGCAGCATTTTTCTCTGAATTTGGTTTTATTTTTATTTTAACTCTCTCCCCTCCACGTATTGGTAGTCCACTATAAACGTTTTCAATAGTCTCACCACTCTCACCTTCTTTTACATCTGTCTGAACAGCACCACCAGCACTTACAATAAGTAATTGTGCAGTCAAGCATGGTGAAAATAAGTCCTCATAATAATTAAATTTTACAACACCCAATTTCAAGTCAATAGTCTTTGATTCCCCCGTAGTTGTCTCTGCGGAGATTTCCATTTCTTGATATATCGCTGGATTTATTGCCCCCATTATTGTGCTACTTTTTGTAAAGATGAATTTTTAAAATTACCTACATCATATTTAGTATTACTATTTAAATCTAATCCCAGATTTAATCCAGAAAAACTAAATTCAGAATTTCCACCTTCAATCGGCACTTCAATACTAATATTATTATTTTTACCTTTGTTAGGATCACTGAAGTTAAACAAATTTTTAAACGACTCCAGTGTATCAGACACATCCCCCTCAAAATCGTAATATCTTTCTCTGAGGGTGTCCATAAAAGTATCATCAGAGAATCCAGAAGCTTCAACATTACTCATATCGAATGGATTGTCTGTTACTGGTACTGGTTTTAAAAAATCTAGAAGTTTAGGATTATTCTTTACAGCAAAATTGTATCCCTCAAGAGACATAAACCCCATAACACCATCTCTTTCATTGATATATAATCCAATTTCCTGTGATAACAAATATCTGTAAATTTCAAGAGGTTCTTTTCCCTGTATTTTTCTTTTATCAACCTTAGTCAACTCACCACCCCTCTTCTCTTTCAACGCTTCAATTCCACCCTGTATTAATCTATCTATTTCTTCTTTTTCATCAATTTCTACATCTTCATTACCACCCTCAGTTCCTTCACCACCCTCTTGTGTACCATCCTGTTGATTATCATTCTGTTGATTATTCATTCTATCATATAATTCACCTAATCCTATATCATAAGCAAGTTGTCTTTCACTCTTATCGGTAAAAACCTTGACTGTTTTTATTGTATTAAGAACAAGTTGATCAAAAGCATTTCTAATTCTATTCATAAATGATTTTACCTTATCGTTAAATTGTTCAAAATTAAATGGTAGAAGTGTGGTTGCAATTTCTGTTATTTTGCTATTGAAATCCGTAAACAAAGTTGCTACATCAGTTACAAACTTAGTTAATACAGAAAAATATTTCTGCATTCTTTTAATCACATCTTGAGTAATTTTAATAATTTTTGGTAAGTTCAGAATCGCCCATCCTAGAATTAGTTTTCCTACAAATTCTAGTATTCTTCCTAAAAATCCTTTGGTTGTCTTACGAATTGATCTTTGACTTGATCTTAAAATACCTAAAACTCCACCTGCTTCAAGTAATTCTTCTTTCTCTCTTCTTCTTTGCAAATCTCTTCTTTTAGCAAAGAATTCTTTAGACATTGAAATGGATTCTTTCTTATCTAGATTTCTTTTCTTTATGTTATCCGAAATATTTTCCGTTCTTTTGATAGCACCTTGCACCGATCTACCTAAACCAGATAGCGATCTATTAATATTGTTTAGATTTATAATTGATCTCATTATACTACTGGTAATACGTTATATTGAATAAATGAATTCAAAACATATGGATTATTTGGGTTACTTGGTGGTGCAAACATCAATAAAGCCGCTCTACCCTCAACACTCATCGGCATATTACTAGGTGTGGGAACTGTTGTTATGTTTATATTATTTCTACTAATTTGATCAATTGTTCCACCAAAAAGATCTCCCTGTTGATTAGGAGCTATTGACTGCAAACCTAAAGATTGTGTTACAAGATCGAATCCTTGTTTTCCTAATGGTCTACCAAATAATTCACCAAGAATTGGTGATGTAAATTGTATACCATATCCTAACGCTCTAACTTGAGGATTTCCTGCTTTTGATAAATATCTTCCAACTTGATTTAATAATAAAAATGTTCCAAATGATCCTGTTCCTCCAGCAATCGCTCTACTTGGATCCTCACCACCTGCAATATCTGAACCTGTTAATAAAAGATTAGTAAATCCTATCGCATATTTCCCTAAATTATTATTTTTATTAGTATTTTTATTATTTCTATTTTTATTATTATTAGTTTGAGTGTTTGGTGGTACAATGGGTGGTGTGCCTCCTGTAGACATACCTGCAGCGATAGCAGTTGCTATATTTCTTGCTATCTGGAATATTAACTGTATTGGTCTTACCAATAAGTTTGTTACTGCAACTTGAGTTAAGAAACCTGCTAATCTAGTGATACTTCTTAATGCTAGTGCTAACCCACCATTAATCGCTAAAAATATTCCTCCTACCGCAGTAAGTTGTTTAAGTATCCCACTCTTTATATTTTCTAGTTGCTCCTTATTTCCCGAAGTCAAAGCAGATATTAATTTTATCGCTCTCATTACAAGGAATCCACCAAGCAAAGTATTAAAGAAGAGAACTAACCTTTGTAAACTAAATCTTGTTTTTGCACCTATTCTCTGTATCGGAGCAAACAATGCTCTTTGGATATTTTTCTCTAAACTATTCTCAACTCCTCTTCTTGAGTTGAGATCTGCAAGCATTTGCTGTTGTCGTCTTTCTTGCTCAATCTTTAATTTCTCTAGCGTTGATGACTCTTGCAACTTTTCAGCAACGACATTAAGTGATCTTGATAGATTTACAACTTGACCTGTGATATTAATAAGTGCTGAATTTATTGAATTTATTGCTGTCTGATTCTTTTTTACCGCACCAGAAATTGACTCATCTCTTTCAAGTGCTTGACGATTGAATAATGAGAAAGTTGATATTGGTCTTCTTGGAGCTGGAGTAATATTTAAATTAGTAAACGCTGCTGGAGCTATAGGTTGTTCTTGCCCCTGCTGCTGTTGTTGTTCCTCCTGCTGTTCTTCATCCATTGATACCGTTTTCCTGTTGTTGCTTCAGTCTTTCCTCCTCAATATATTGTTGAAGAAGAGTGAGATAGATGTCTCTTTCCCACGGAATCATATTTTCTAGCTCTGTCAAGCTATATTTATGGTGTTGCATCAAGGCAAAATTCGTTTTAAAGTATGACTCAAGGTCTTCATGAGCCATACCTACCCGAAAAAAGCGTTTAATCCCTCAAGAACTATATTATTTACAACCTTTGTTTTTGGGTTTGTTACCTTAATAGTATGTGATAATTTAGGCATTGTTTCAAAAAATTGTTCAATTTGCTTGAACTGACTTGAATCTAGTTGCTCAAGAAATTCATTTAATTCTTTCTTTGTGCAATCTGATGCTGCCCATGATTCCTCTTCACTAAAAACTTGTTCAATACAAGAGATAACCAAATCAAATGTATCATTTACCTGCATATCAGTATTAAAGTTGTTTTTAACAAATTCACCCATAGCAGGATATTTCATTCTCATAGTTAAATTACCATCAAGAGGTATATCTCTTGTATGATTCTCGTTTGTGATCACTTTAATATCATCTAAGTTAACCTGTACAGGTACTTTTGTTTCATTATCATCTGGGCAAGTAATCATCACATCAACTGTTTCACCAACAGACTTACCACGTATGTTTAGAAACAAAAATTCAATATCAAACGTGGATAGATTGTTTACTTCTACTCCTTTAGTCAAAATACAATTAGACAGCACATCAGTGACTGCTTGAGCAATCTGCTTTTCAGATTGACTCTCCATAGCGATAATTAAAATCTTCTCCTCTTTTACAAGAAATGGTCGGTATCTTATATTTTTTCCAGTAGATGGAACCGTCAACTCATAAGTTGGGGTGCTAATCTTAGGTAAAGCCATAATATATTATTATTTTGTATATTATATAGTACGTTTATTTAACTGTCAAAACTCGCATATGTGAGTGTATCTGGGTTGGTTGCTCCTTGATTAAAACCTGCAAAGACATCATTATTACTATTAGCAACTGCTGATGCTCCCTCTGATGCAGACTTTGAAGTAGGAACTTTATTATTATTTCTTCTTCTGTACTTATCGTAACTTGATGATCTACCTGATGAATATCTATCAATATGAAAATTAACAGTCATTTTCAAAATATTTGAGTTTTCATATTTTATTGGGACGTTAGCAATTTGATAAGGATACATACCAAAAAAATTGAATTGTATCTCGTTTTTATAGTCTCTATCAAATTTAAATAGTTTAGTTTGATACATCTTGTAATCAGATGGATACTCCATTTGATGATAATAATCCTCTTGAGATTGATCTTCCCTTGATCCACCAGCAACAAATTCAATATAGTGCTCAAAAAATTTCATAATTTTATATTCACTATCAACATAAAATTCAAGTGCTATATCTGGAAAAATACGAGCATGAGTCATATTTTCTATAACACCTTGATAGTTTCCTATAACTTTAGTATCTGCTAATGTGCTACCAGGAATCACTGCACTACTACAAAGTAATCCAGAGGTCTCAGTCATAAATCTATAATCTACTCCACGAACATTTAAATGTTGTCTTACACCCAAAGGTAATCCACCAAATATCAATTGATAGTGTGATGTCTGTGCTAAATTTGTAAATGTGGGTTTAAAATCTGCGATTCTGCGAGGTTTAACCACTCTAAATACCTAAAACTTGTCTTATTATTATTTAGATGTCTTACAAGGGTAAATATCAACCATCTTATCCTCGCAAGTATAAAGGTAATCCTACAAACATTGTTTATAGGTCACTTTGGGAGAGAAAGTTCATGGTATATTGTGATAACAATGAACGAATACTTGAATGGGGAAGTGAAGAAATGTATGTCTGGTATCGTTCCCCGATTGATAACAGACCTCATAGATATTTTCCAGACTTCTATATTAAAGTGAAAGAGAGCACTGGTGCAATCAAAAAATATATCATAGAGATCAAACCTAACAGGCAAACTAAACCACCAGCAAAACCAAAAAGACAAACAAAGGGTTATTTACGTGAAGCATATGAATACGCAAAGAATCAAGCAAAGTGGAACGCTGCTGATGAATGGTGTAAAGATCGTGGATATGAGTTCAAAGTATTTACAGAGAAAGAGTTAGGTATTAAATATGGCACGTAGAGCGACAAGATTATCACCTAAAGCACTGCTGAGACTTAGGAAAAAATTAATAGATGAGGGTTTATACAGAGAAGACAGACCTGAAGATACAATCGGTAATCGTGTTCGCCCTATCTCTGATAGTTTAGTCAGTATTAAAAATCCAGATGAACTTGCAACAAGAGTCAAGAGTGTTTTGACTGAAGGTCCTGTTGTTCCCATACCAGGTTCTTACTATGTGTTTCGATACATGGCGAAAACACCAGAGATTCGCTTCGATTTAAATCCTCTAGTTCAAGTCACAGAAGTATTTTCTTATGGATTTATAGGATACAATTTTCACTGGGGTAGAAATAGAAAATATACCTACCCAGAGGTTCAAGGTGGACTGTATGAAGTAACTGCTGATGAACTAAAAGACCTTGAATTGATACCATTTCAGAATTTCCAAATGAAACCTCCTAAATAGTTAAAAAAAATATTAATGGCTACGGTATATTCAAAAGACGGATCAACATACACTACTGGTGGTATAACTTATGATGCGTCTAGTGGTAGACCTATAACTTCTGATGGAGGATTTTTACTAGACAAAGAAAATAAAACTTTTGCGTCAACTAATAAAGAAACATCAAATAATAATAATGCAGATGGTCATAAAACAAAACTCTTCACATACCCTGTAGCTAGAAAAAACGATTCGGAAACTGATTACTTCATGATGGAGATTGCTGAGTATCAGGCACCAGGTTTGGATTTACCAGCGTTTACTGTAGACAAGAATGATGCAGGAGAAAAGATTGGAATTTCAAATCTTAAACCAAATGAAAAAACTGGAACTTTTGCACTTAAAGAAGGATCAAATACTCAGGCATTCACAGGATCATTAGAAGAAAAGAACAAAAAAATAAAAGCAATCATATGCCTTCCTATGCCTAGAAACATAACTGATAGTCAGGGAGTTCAATATGGAGAATCATCTTTAAATCCTATAGAAGCAGTTGGTTTAGCTGGTGCTAGTGAAATCATACAAGGAAATGTGGATAGATTAAAATCAGCATTTAATGCTACTTTGCAAGCAGGAAATGATGCATTTAAAGATCCAAACACACAGACTACAATCGCCACTGCTTTATCAGGAACTGCTATCGGTGCTCTGGGTGGTAATGTAAATGTTAACCAACTTATTTCAAGATCAACTGGTCAAGTCCTAAATCCAAACTTAGAATTATTATTTCAAGGTGTTGGAATTAGAAATTTTCCATTCCAGTTTCAATTCTTTCCAAGAAATCCTCATGAGGGAAAAACCGTCATGAATATTATAAGGAAACTGAAAACCGAAATGGCACCTCGTAGATCATCAAAAGAAGGAACTAACAGTGGAGTTTTTATCAGAACACCTAGTGTATTTCAACTAACCTACATGAAAGGTTCTGAAAAACACCCATTTTTAAATAGTTTCCTACCAGCAGTTTTGAGTGATATGAAAGTCAATTATTCAGCGAGTGGTGCACATTCAACTTTTTATGACGGAACACCAACACATATTAGAATGGATTTGCAATTCAAAGAACTCAATCCAATATTTGCTGAAGACTATGATAATGTAGAAGGAGTTGGATACTAATGAGTTATTTTAGAGAACTACCTGCAATACAATACCAATCTCCATTTTCAACAAGATCATCTTCTGATGAGTATGTGCAAGTTAAGAATCTATTTCGTAGAGTTAAACTCCGTGACGATTTAAAATCCAACATAACATTTTTAACAAATTATTATGTTAGAGATGGATTTAGACCTGATCAGGTTGCTAATGAATTGTATGGTTCATCAACATATGATTGGGTTGTGATTCATACTGGTGGTATCGTCAACATCAGAGATGAGTGGCCACTTACAAGTAAAGAGATATATGATTACTCATTTAACAAATATGGAAATGATTTGAATCAAATAAAATATTATGTAACCACAGAGGTAAAAGATTCCTCTGGTAAAGTATACCTTCCAAAAGGTAAAGTAGTTGATGCTAATTTCACAATACCTGATCCAACATCACCAACAGCAACTTTGAACCCTGTAGGTGGAGTTACTAATTATGAACATGAAGCAAAAATAAATGAAGATAAAAGAAATCTAACTATACTAAGACCAGAATATCTTGAATTATTTTTAAGTGATATGAGAAGAATCATGAGTTATAGTAAATCCTCTCAGTTTGTTAATAATAGAGTTGTAAGAACAGAAAATACAAGAAATACAGATCCAAATTAAAAGACCGTAGATTTCTCTACGGTCTATTTTTACTTAAGTAGTAAATTTAAATATGCTGCTATGACTAACAATGTTAGACAGAGTTGATTGTATCTCACTCTTCAGCAAGTCTTGCGAAGTATGAGAGTGTGTCCTCTTCGTCAGCATCTGCACTAGCAGTGACTGGTGCTGAACTTGATGAGGTTGCAGCAGTAACAACTTGCTCTGCTCTTTCTCTCTCGATGATTTCAACTTCATCTTCAACTTCTGCATCTTGACGAGGTGCAGCATTTCCAAGAACGTAACCAAGACGCTTCTTCAATTCTTCATATGACTTGAACTGATCTGCAGCGACCAACTCAGCAAGGGAGAACTGCTT